CCCGAAAAAGAAAACCTAACGGCTATTCATATTCCATTACAAAACAACAAAAGGATTTATGACAAAGGCAATGTTGACTATTTCGCCGTGTATGTCACTTTATACGATGGCTTTTTTATATTTAAAAACGTTGGCAATATGCAATCAGTAAGATTGTCGCTTGTAGGTAAATATTCAACTAATTTTAATAACTTTGTATTTAAGAGGGATTCTCAATCCCATTCATAAATTATTTTAATAAGTTTGGTTTAAAAGGGTAACATTTAAGTGTTGCCCTTTTTTTTTATCTTTGTGAAAATAACATATTATGAAAATATTAATGAAAAAAAGCGTTTTATCCTCTGATGGATGGCGTTGGGAAGAAAAGGTTTACGATGTTGATAATAAGGTCGCATCGGATTACATCAAAAAAGGAATCGGCGTTGAATTTGTCGAAAAGGTAAAAGAAGAAAAAAAAGTAAAAGAAACGAAGGAAAACAAAGTGGCGAGAAAACGAACCACTAAAAAAGCCAAGTAAATGCCTTACACCAAAAACACTTATTTCAGCGATCCGCCAATTACGTTTCAACCGCAAATGAAAATCAATTCCACAACCGGAAGTGAAATCATTACTGCGGCAAATGTCAAGGATTTTGCAAGAATTGACACCACGGCAGATGATACGATTATCGGTCAGATGATCACCCAAGCGAGGATCGTGGCGGAAAATTATATCTCAAAAGATATTGTGGCAAAAAATAGAACTTACTATTTGCCATTCGCCAACACGAGAATCGCATTGCCTTTCGCCCCGGTTGCATCTATTTCATCGGCAACCGTTGATGGAACTGCCGCAACATATTCGGCAAAAGGATTGGACAATGAAATAATTGAACTGAATGAATTACCAGCAAAGGAGGTAAAAATTACTTACATCACAACCGGTCTTGATGATTCATTTCTTAAACAAGCGTTGTTGCAAATGGTAACGACTTATTATGACAATCGGTCTGATTTTGTGACCGGAACAATTGTGCAAGAAATAAAAACAAGCACAAGGAATTTATTGTCATCATATAAAACCGTGTTTATTTAATGGATGCCGGAAAACTTGATACAAGGGTTGAAGTAAGGCGATTGACAAAGACTGCCGACACTTATGGGGGTTACACTTCCACAACGGCAACTGCATCGACTATTTGGGCATATAAAAGAGAAACAAGCGGTGACATAAGCCAAGAGAATGGAAAGCGTAGGCGTGAGGTTGATATTGAACTTATTGTTCGTAAAAAAACCGCCGACACGATCTTAAACACCGACCTTTTGAAAATTCAAAACGTTTCCGGGGAATACCGTATCAATGGCAAATTTGAATCCGGATACAAATATTTTACAACCATAAAAGCCACAAAAATTGATTAGTGTTAAAATCAAACAGAGCGATTTAAATGATTTGAACAGAAAACTCAATCAACTGAAAAGTTTTTCCAAGGAAGGACTTTCAAAAGAGATTGGCGATACTGCCGCTTTTTCTGCGGCGAGGATGCAAAAAAGTGTTCCAATAGATAAAGCGGGTTTAATACAAGGCATTAAGTACGGTAGGATGGGCAAAATGGCAAGGGTATTCTCTAAGGTTTTTTATTCGCCATTTATTGAATTTGGAACAAGGGATGGAAATATGAAATTTGATGATATGTTGCAACTCGGTATTCCAAAATCCTATGCCGAACAATTCAAGGCAAATCCACTAAAAAAGAAAACTAATTTGAATGCAAGACCATTTTTCTTTTCATCGCTTAGGGTGGAACTCAAAAGCCTAATGGACAGACTTGACAGAAGATTAAATAATTTAACACGATGAACGAGGCACTACACTTTATTAGAAAAGCCATTTTAACCCGTTTAACGGATGCAATTTCGATTGGCGGCAGTTATGTCCCGGTTTATAATAGAGTGCCATCTGATGCATCTGAGCCGTATATTAGGGTGTTTTCCGTAAGTAATAACGAAAGCGATTTTAATGCCACAAGTTTTATTTCGGAATGCGTTACAAGATTGGAGGTTGTAACGGCATTTGATTCTGATTCCGGAGGTGAATTACAATCAAATCAAATCGTGAGTAGTATTTTAAATTTAGTGCGCACAAGGTCGAGTGGCTACTATGATTTATCAAGCGATGGATTTAAGGTAATAACTTGCACAAATGGAGGCGTGACATATTTCGAGGATGACTTGGAGGATAAAACTTATTTCCGAGCGATTGTCGAAATATCTAATAAAATAGAAAAGATATAATGGGTGATCTTAAAATATACGGAATCAATATGGGGGCGATTTTTTTATCCCTATCGGATGTAAATCCGGTATTACAAACATTAGTTTTATTAGCAACGCTGATTTATACTATTATTAACATAACCCAAAAATTGAAAAAATGAGTAAAAACTTAGGAAAAGAAATTTTGCACTTTAGTGGTTCGCTGATGGTTTTCGGTCTTATCATCTTGATTATGTATTATCTGACACAATATAAGATTCCGGAGGACAACCGTGACCCTATTTTGACTCTTACGGGAATGATCGCCGCATCACTTTCAATGATTATTTCATCGATCACCGGTTCCAAACCCAATGAATTAAATGATGCTAAGAAAAAAATATCATCTTTGGAGATGAAGGTTGATATGCTTGTCACCCAAAAAGACGGTCTTGAGGGTATGCTTATCAAATTACAAGATGACACCATCACCCGATTGATGCTTAGAAAAAGCGGAAAGGGTGATTGTGGAAACGAAGATTGTAAAAGTGAGGAATAATGGATTTAAGGTTTTTTAAATATGAGGAATTTGATTCGCCGGATGTCCCCGATAGTGGTAGGTATATGGATGCTGATTTTTTGGCAATGCTCGACAATGCTCGTGAAATCGCCGGTATCCCTTTTAAAATCAACTCCGGGTGGAGAACAATCGAACACAATCAAGCGGTTGGAGGAAAACCGAATTCGAGCCATATCGTTGGAAAGGCGGTGGACATCGCAATTAAAAATTCAAGAGAAAGAGGGATCATTTTGTCGGCATTACAACAATCCGGATTTAATCGGTTTGGGGTTGCCAAAACTTTCATCCACGTTGACTCCGATGGTACTGACTTTTCCGATGGTGTCAAAGACCCCAACGTTTTATGGTTATATAGCTAATACAGTAGGGAGTACGATATGCCTAAAAAGAAATTTAAAGACACGGCAGTAGGTTCTTTTCTACTGCAAAAGATTCCAAAGGTGGTCGGTGCAATTGCCGAAGATACCCCAATTGGAAACGTTATTGAGGCTATTATTGGCGGCTCAGATATGTCATCCGAGGACAAGGAAGTGGCTTTAGAAAAGCTAAGATTAGAACGAGCCGAAATGGATGGCGTGACCCGAAGGTGGGTGGCAGATAGCAGAAGTGGATGGTTGGCACAAAATGTCCGCCCTTTAACTTTGTGTTTTTTTACAATTTCTTACATCGTTGGTTGGTATATGGACTATGATTTAACAACAATCACCGGTCTAATGCAAGTGATTTTGGGAGGATATTTTGGCAGTCGTGGTGTTGAAAAGGTGTTTGGAAATAAACTCCATAAATAATGGCGAAAAATATTACTAATTTTGTAAAAGCCACAAAAAGAAAACGACCCGGTGTTCATTCAAAGAATGCATCAATAAACCAAAAAGGTTGGAAAAAAAAATCTCGTGGTCAAGGTAAAAGAAGATAAATATGGCAACTCGTGACTTGTATTCCGCTAATAATTTTTATCGAATGTCGTTCGGTGATTATGGATTTAGGGTTTTAGATAATACACACGGCAATTCATCAACACCAAGTGGTGAATTTTTTGTTTCAATAGAATGTATGGAAAATTCTACCATTACACTTACAAACGACACACCGGGGGGTGATGATGGACTTTCAAGTTTTTCAATAAAAGAAGGGCATATCATTTATGGAAATTTTACTAATATTTCAATAAGTCAAGGACAAGTCATTTGTTATTTAAGAAAACCAAAATAAATGCTTGGTCTTTCTTTTAATATTATTTCAAGAGCAAAAAAAACCAAAAAGATATT